GTCAGTACCGTTTCGGCTGGTATAGAGGTCGGTGTGGTGTAGGTAAGTGTAGTAGTGTTAGTGGATACTTGGCTAGTTGCAGTCACACCGGTCGTGGTAGCCAAGGATTGCATGTTGTTACGGGCCGAACCGCTGTAACTAGTCGTCGTGGGGTCATACAGGTTCACGACACCGCTAGCACTACTAGCCGACTTAGCAAACTGGGCATCTTTCAGTGACGGCGAAGAAGACAGCGGCCCGTACATACTCACCGACTGCTGGCCGGTAATGTACAGGAAGTCGGATAACTGGTTGTATACGAGGCCAGTACCGCTTGTCTCGGTCGTAGTGGCCACCTTAGTCAGCGTATTACTGGTATCAAGCTTATACAGGTTGCCTTGGTCACCAATGAGCCAGCGCGTACCTGTGGGGTCTTGTACCATTTCAACTGGTAGGTCAACCAGTACTGCTGAAGCACCTGCTACGGCTGCTGCACCGGGTAATACTGACATTTGGCTAGCTTTGCTGCGGAAGTCCAAGGCTTCAGACTTATAAAAGCTACCGGCCACACCGTTCTTGAAGTCAATAGATTCACCACCCACAAAGGTAGGTAGTACGATGTTGAGTTTATTACTGTCAGTTGGGCCTTTTGCCATGCTATTGACTCGTCATGTTCATCGGTGGCAATCCGAATAGTGAATACTGCATATCATCTATACCTTGAAGAACTTGCCCAGTTGTCTTATCTGCGTACACCTCAATGTACTGGGTAAGGAGGTCTTGGTAAAGGGCCTTGTAATTAGCAGCCATGCCAGCATCTTTCCGCTTCAGGTAGTAGTTGTAGGCGGCGAAGTACACTAGACCAAGTTGGTAGTCTTCTGGGATGTCTGGCACTTGGCCGATCAAACTGGCTACACCGGTACTAGTAGGCCCTTGGTAGACGTTCTCCAGGGTAATCGTGGTGGAGTTAGTGTAGCCAACAATTGGATACCAGTTACCATCGCTACCATCGGTCACCTGCAAACTCATGCCGACCATCTTGCTATTGAACGTACCTGTATTAGCAGCTACGGTTACTGAGCCGTTGGTGACATTCAAGGTAATGGTTGAAGTGTCATCGAGGCTCATATCCTTTAGCCGTGACTCATAGGAGACAATCAGGCCGTTTGCAGTGGTCACAGATGGTATCGGATATAACCCGAGCTCATTCTTACCGCGAATGTAGCCAGTAGTCGGAATACCTACTGTCATGGCTGGAATCACATTTAAGCGGTTCCACATCTCTTCGCTGTCAATCATAACGACCGGCAAGGTGAGGCCGCCGTTCGTCACTCTAACTGTCGTAATCCGCACCATATCCTCAGGGAAGGTGTAGTACTGCTGGCTTGCCACAAGCGTAGTTGTAACTTCTTTGCGTGTCCAGTAGCGGCGACTGGCGTTCTTGAAGATACGGAGGCCTTGGTTAATATCCTGTTGGATGTTAGTAAGCGCTTGAGAACTGGTAGACGTACTAATACCGATTATATCGGCTGCCCTTTTGTATGCGGTAGTGTAGGTTAGCATGCTGTTATCCTCTTATGGCTAAGTTTATCATGTTGCACTTGATAAGCGTCCACTAAAGTATGTACTGGCGGTACCAACGAATATAGCGACAACGGCAGATGCAGTGACAAAAACCTCTATGTAGTCATTGGCCGCTAACTGTAGTGTATCGGTCACAATGCTACCTTGGTTTACGCCGCTACCACCAACATTGACACCATTACTTATGACGCTACCATTCTTAGCCAAAGCCACTACTACATTAGCTACCGAGACCACTTGGATTGTCGCAGAAAAGGTGTAAAAACCAGCAACGGGCGCAGTAAAACGGCCTTTATTAGTAACGATATCAACATTGCTACCGGTATCATAAGTCTTGGCATCATAAAGCACCGTGGAAGTCCCATTAGTAGTACTTTGTGCGGCGCTTCTATAAACTCTAAATTCATAGGGATTAGTAAGCAAATTAGTTGGAAACTTTGCATTAGCGTCGAGCGCCATAAGCTTGTTAGCGGTTGCTGTAGCACTAGCGGTTATACCATTTACTGACCCAGCATCACCAGTCGTACTTTGGTTTAATGTCGGAAAGTCACCAGCTACGGCCGTGGTTAGTGCGCCAGTACCAGTCGTAGATTTAACAATACCGGTACTATTGCCTGATGTACCAGGTGCGTAATCAGTACCAGAAGCTGCAGCAGACAAACTTGTACCGTTGCCTTTTACGATTCCTGTAACAGTCGTAGACAATGAAATGGCTGGGGTCGTAGTACTCGTAGCAACTGTGCCTGCTAATCCATTAGTAGAAACGACAGAAACACTTGTAACTGTACCCGAACCGGCCGCCGGTGCTGCCTGCCAGCTACTTGTGCCACTACTGCTACTCGTTAACAGATAACCAGAGCCAGGCGGAGTGCTCGCACCTGTACCAAGTTTCGTTTCTACGGCTATTATAGCCGCGTTTTCGCTATCATGTAGGCCAGCGTGCGACGGATTATTAGTCAGGCTATTGCTAGTTGGATTCGGTAGGGACGTACCGTCGTCCAGCGATCCAGGAAAGTTACTCATGCAGCACTCCAAGTAGTCGGTACTTTGCTATTACTCTGGTTACTGGAAGCCATTGTGAAGTCATAGGCCATTAAACTGCTGTCGTAAGCATTTACCGCGCTATCATAGGTGTAAGGATTACTAACTGGCGCTTCATTGCTCCAAGTGGTCGATACGCGGCCTAGTACTGTATATGCGGCAGGTGTTTTAATATCACCATTAGCCCAATTCGTATTGGTTCTACCCACTACTACCCACGATACCGGAGTTTCTGTGCTGTTAGTCCAACTGGTTTGACTCTTCGACATTAAATTATCCTATACTACTGAAAAGAAGAAATTGACAACCGTACTACTGCCCGTTTTTAAGTACACATTAGCCTGACGAGCACAAGGGAACGTCATTACAGTTGCGGCCGGTAGAGTAAAGTATGCAGTCTGTGTGCTGTCCTCTGATACCTGTACGGCGTTAGTGGTACTAATAATAGTCACGGATACTGCATTAAGTGGAACAAGCAACGTAGCGGTCGTATTGACTGTTAGGGGCGAACTATTCGGAGATGCAGTAGCATCAATTGTTTGCATTACATTCGGAAAACCAGTTAATGCTACGCGGTTGCCATCTGTAACTGAACCACCAAATGGGGTTGAGGTTTTCTGTGCGGAGGGAGTGTAAGCCAAGGTATGTACCTTTCTAAATTAAAATACCCACCAGAGAGGTGGGCTAGTGTGCCTTATAGGGCGATTATACTACACCTAAGCCATAATTGGGAGAGACTACTAGATACTTAAGAACCAACACCAAGCATTGTTAGGTTGTGTGCAGTCACACCGGCACTAGCAGCCTTAAATGTGACTACAGTTACCTTGTTGACAACCCCAGCAGTGCCGCCACCAAATGATGTGGAAACGCCGGTAGTACTCGCTACGATTTTACTCTGAATACCAAAGTCAATAAACTGCCCTGCCTGGGCTAGGAAGTTACTATACCCCGTACCGACACTGTAAGCGGTGCCGTTGTGGGGGCCACTCGCAACAATACCAATGACAAATTCGCTGGCCTGGGCAAGCGTTGAGGTGGTGCCGCCTGCTGGACTTACCCCGGTGGTGTCCACTGAGTTTGATTGGTCGAATGCTGCTGAGGTCGCCAAACCGGAAACCTCACCAATGGCCATTGCTGTTGCAAATGACCCATCACTCACAGATACAGCAGTGGCACCACCCTTGCAATTGTAGGCGACCCAGACTTGAGTACCATTTCCCATGTTAGTATTAAGGTCGAGTACCTTTGTCCATATATTGCTATTAGTGTCACTAAAACCAGTCAGGTTACCATTAGTTGCACCGTTACCGCTACCAATAACTGCATAGAGCATGTTTCCTGCAGTAGGAGGAGTCAGATACGTCACAAGCACAACGCCTAGACCACCAGACGTATCAAGTCCACTTGTCTGCTGTATTAGAGATATTGCCATTATTTATAGAAGAAGTTAACGTCACAGGTTGCACCTGTTGCTCCTGTCCTAGTAGTGGTACAGGCAAATGAAATAGCCGTACCAAAGGCGACACCTTTATCAAAATTCACCGTCACACCACCGGAAGCGGGGATACCAATTGAGATAGTAGGTGCAGTTGTACCAACCGTCACCGAACCGGATGCCACGTTGAATATTTGCACATAGGCAACGGCGGCAGTCGTATTGAATAAATGGTAGCCATACAGTTGACCGGCAGAAGCTTTGATAGCAGTGGCCGTACCACCAACTGAACCAGTAACGATAGATAAACCACCAGATGTAACTGGTGTATCAACTACTGCATTAGTAGTGCCGGGAGTCGTCTGGTCAATGCCCACTTTACCGACTAAATTACTACCAGCATTTAGGCCAATAACACCAGTACCATTATTGGCGACCTCTACTCGTAAGGCCCCTGTCGCTGTACCAGAGCCAGTAATGGAGTAACTAATAGGTTGTGTAACTGCACTACCATCAACCTTAACGGCTGTAGCGTTGGCACCCGTATTAGCGAGTGTGACTTGTAGAGGGTTTCCTGAACCTACTGCGGTGCCACCTTGGTAGTTCTCAGCTTGTGTCTTTAAGTTGGTAGCAGTCCCCTGTACAACAGTTGCGTTGAGACTAGCAGCTGTAGCCTGGGTGACCGTAAAGTTACCTGACCCACTAACCGGAACAGTGTTGTTAGGTGAGATAGCTACTACCACGGCGGTATCAGTGGCTACTGCCGCTGTCGAAGCGGCCTTTACAGTGGCTACGTTCGTGCCATCAGTAATCTTCGTCTGCTGTGTGCCATTCGTCTGATTAGCTGAGGTTGCACCGTTACCCGTGTTAGTGGCTATGGCCGCTAGGTTGCCACCGGTTTCTAATGCAAGTGCTGAAGTGTTCAGGTTCGTACCGGCATTAGCGGTGACCGTACCACTTATCGGTTGCGTAACAGCGGAACCATCTACCTTAATGGCCGTAGCATTTGCGGCGGTGTTCGCTAACGATACCTGCAACGGGGTAGTCGCCGTACCCGTTTCGTTACCACTGTTATCACGCAGATTCGTGTGAATTGCCCGTTTAGATGTTGACCGGATAGTACCCTGTTGACCACTTGTTAAACTGGCGACGGAATCATTGAATACCCCGGCGATAGGGCCAGTTGTACTTGTACCAGCGGTGAAAGCAGATTCATCGGTGGTACTACCTACCGAGATAGTACCGGTAATGGGAAGCGGGTTGGCTGTCGATACCGCCGTAACGATATTCGAACCATTGGTGAATACCGGTTGCGTACCGATTGGGTGCGTGGCGGCTGCCGCGCCGTCGGTGTATTGGGTGCCACCACCGCCGCTTCCGCCACCTGACACAACCAAAGCATGTGTGCTAGGGTCTGCCTCTAGTACAACCGGTGTGACGCCATCAGCAGTCGAAGCGGCAATCAGTAATGGTACATGGTTGGCGTCTCGCGGCGCTGAATAAGGAGAACCAGATCTATTGCTCATTAAGCTGGATTATACCAGTTATGGCAAGTCGTACAAAGATTTAGGCGACTGGTAGTAGTGCCGCTCAGATTGCATATCCTCGCGTTCCTGCCGCAAGGCTTCCCGCTCAACCATAATCTTACGTTCTTTTTCGTCAAGTATTCGTAGTTTGGCGTCCACATCATCGTGGATTTGCTGTCGCTTAATCAGTAGAGCCGCCTCTTCTTTGCGTAGCTCCTTGAGGTGCTTGTTAACCTCGTCAATATCGGACTGGATAACTGGCTTTTGGCTCTCTAGTACCCGTAACACTTCTAAGTGGGCTTCTACTTCCGGCTCAAAGGATAACTGGGCTTTGTCAATATCGGTCTCAAGTTGCTTCTTTTCACCGTATAGGTTGACCCGTTCAGCTTTTAAGTCCTTAATTACCTGACGAGCCTCTATAATCTCATACTCAAGGCCCTTAAGCTGTACATTACCCTCTTCGGCCTGTTTGCCAATCAGTACTTCCTGGTCTTTCTGGTACTGCTGGCGTTCCTTAATGGAATCCTTAATACTGGTCAGTTCTGACCGCGTAGTTTCGACCTTAGATCGCCAATTATCCAGCCGAGCACCATACTTGTCGTCTAATTCCTGCAATGCTGCGACTGTAATAGCATACTGCCCGTCTAGTTGCTTAATACGTGCCTGTTGTGCATCCACTAACAGTTGGCGCTCGCTTTGGGTAGTCTCTAGTAGCCCTATCTGGCGTTCGTAGTCAGCTTTCTGCGCGTCAAAGCCGTCAAGCATCTTCTCACGGGCAACAATGTAGGACTCGCGGGCGTCTAACTCGCTAGAGCGTCTTTGGTCGGCCGACAGGTCGCTTGGCTGATTCATTCTCTTCTTCCTGTGGCTTGCTTACACCAAAACTAGGCACTTCTTTGCCGAGTAGAATCTGGTCGATTATCTTCTCCTGCATACCGCCGTCACTGTAGTTGAATGACCGGGCCATACCAGGCTTAACTGCAACAGTTGCGACCGACTTCTTAGATACCAGCTTCTTGTACAGGGCATCAATCATCAGGTAGGCATTCGCACCGACCAGTACATCAGTTTCACCGGGTGCCAGTGTCCACACTTCAGGGTCACCACGGCGAGTGTGGCGGTGCATGCCGTCAGCGGTATACTCATACTCCTCATTCTCTTGGGGCATGTACTGCCAGATGAACTCTTCGTCGTCTACGTTGATAACTTTAACGTACTCGTGGGCCTTGAAGCGATCCATGAGGCGTTCTTGGAATAGCTTCTGGTTAGTGTTGGCCTCAAGACCATACGGCTTAACCTCTTTATTGGCTTTTAAGTCTACTCGTGGCATTGGTTACTCCGGTTAATGCCACATCTAAAAGAGTTCACTGGCCTGTTAGAGGGCTGTTGTTTCATGTAAGCGCATATTAGCACAAACACGATAAAAAGAAAAACACCCTGGCCAGTGGGTGTTAATCTTGTATTTCGCAATCTAGCAACGCTAGTTTACTATGACAAACGCTGTAGAACAATAGTGAAGTTCAGACCTACCAATGAAGTAGTAGCAGTTGAAGCTACAACAGCGTTGATAGACGTACCCGCACTAATGACCGTCTGCGTGGTAAGAACAGCGTTCACCGTGGTGTTGGCTGTACCGTTCAAAGCAATACCGACAGAGTTCTGAGCTGTACCGGAACCGGGAGCAATTGCTGCACCGGCAACTTCTACCTGGAATGTAGCTGCTGAACCGGCGGCCGTAGTGTAACGAGCCGAAATAGCAATGATTTGCCAGGTCGTCTGGTCGTTCGGAGCTGTCCAAATAGGATAGCTCGTGCTTGCGGCAAAGGTAGCGGCTGCAAAGGTAGGTGAATTGATGTACTCACAGTAAGAAACAGGTGCAATTGTGCTGCTTACTGGATTCCAAGCATCTATAACTGCATGCTGTCGGATAGCATCGTTATAACGGCTAAGTTTTCGTGCCATGATGGAACCTTTCTAGTTAGTTTAGTTAAGCAGCAGGAACGCTGGAGCTGAAGTCGAAGCTGAGATTGCAATCTTCGTAATACCAACGATTGGCACTGTAGAAGCAGTTGCAGCTTTAACGTTACCGGCGGTAGTCGTACTTTGACCAAATGCGCCGCCTACGGTAATAGTACCGCCAGCGTCGTTCAGAACTACTGCATCACCGTATGTCTGCACCCAACCGAAGTTGGTAACAGTAGCAGTGTTCGGGACTGGCATGACCGTAAGACCAACAGTAAGTGCTGCGGTTGTAGAACTTAGTACACCGCTGTAGTCGCTAATGCGAAGGTTAGCAGTATCCGTACCAGGTACGAGTGCTGTTGTGTTACGCAGTGGTTCAGCTAGATATAGCGTAACGTAACCAGTAGTTGCTGCGGCGGCAGTGTTGCCGCGAATCTTGTACGTGTAGTGACCGGCATCAGCGGATGCACCGCCGACAATCACATCAACGTAACCTTCTGCGAACTGATCCTTTGTAATAGCGGTCGAACCGTTAGTAAGGACAAGCTGTGAACTGTTAAGTGCCAAGTTAGCAGTTGTCTGACCGGCGGCTGCTACCGTAGTAGCTGTAATAGCTAGCGCCTGAAAGTTAGCAGTCAAGGCTGGAGCTTGTACGAGAAGACCGGGGGCAATTGTGGAAGTACCACCAAAGCTTACATAGCGAAACTTACGGCCATCGGCAGTAGAGCCAAGAGCACCAAGCTGAGTTTGCTGGACGGTAGACAGGGTGCTAATATCCTGCTCCGCGAGAGTCCTAATTCCTGTGTCCATTATTTTCCTCTTGTTAAAATATTAAAAAGCCAATAACCGCTGGGGCTATTGGCCTATGTGAGTATCATAGTTGCTACTCAGCAATAGAGCAAGAAAAATATGGTAAGTTAACTAGATCGCGTTGACCAGTACTTCTTCGACCGCGCATCTCTTATCTTATCAGATTGTAACTGTCGGCGTTCTATACGTCCCCAATGTAGATTTGAATGCGCCTTTTTACTAAGCACAGTTAGATTATCGATACGATTATCTAACTTATCACCATTGATATGATGTACTTCCTCATCTCTGGTTAATTTTCTACCGAGGAATTGTTCCATGACATGACGGTGTTCTTTTATCTTAACTGTATCAACATAGATTATCCTATAACCATTTGGATCGATATGACCACCTTTGTAATTGGGGTTTTTTTCTCCTGTCAATCCCTTCATTCTCCTTGAAAGTTCTGCTCGTTGTTGTTCTCCACTATTCCAAGACTTATTTTGCCGTACCTCTGAAATAGTTCGACGCTGTAATCCATATCTTTTTATGTATCGATCTACAGTAGTTCGTCCAATACCAAAATAGCGAGCTATTTCTAACCCGCTTTTCTTTTGGTCTACGTACAAGTAGATGAATTGTGTCTTACTGATATTTACTTCTGGTTTCCCCATGTATGTAATATATCATACAATGGGATACTAACCTAAATCAGTTGCTCAAAATCCCTGTCAACTTGCCGTTCCTACGAGGTTGCCTGTGCAGAAGGTTACCCATGAGGATGAGCAGACCGACTTCACCGTACTGGTTAACTGGGCTCATTAGCTCGCGGAACTGGAATGCGCTAGGCATTGGTACGTCCTGGTAGAAGCCTTCGGTGACTTCGACAGTTGAACCAATCTGGTTCAGGCTAGAGTCAATCAGGCGCTTGAACTCAAGGTAGTGCTCGTTAATCCAGAAGAATGTACCAGAAGTACAGTTGTCATCAGCAACCAGTGGACGACCACGGTAGACGAGGGCGTTAAAGCCACCGAAACCAGTTAGACCTTCAGTTGGCTTGCTGACACCACCGGGAGGCGTACCACCGTCAACACGGTCATAGCCACGGATACCAATAGTCTCGTAGCGACCAGATACCATAGGTTGCATCAGACCTTCAACGAATGTCCAGTCAGCCTTAGTAGTTAGGCCAATGGTTGGGCTTTCCTGCTGTGAACCGGCTGCGCTGACGTTATCAAACTCTGAGCTTAAGTAGTCTAGGGTCACAATACCGTTAGTGACAGCGGTAACGTCACCGTTGATGAATGGGCTAGTGCTGCGGGTAATACCGGCGTAGCTAGAGCTGTTCGTACCAGCGTCTACAATCAGACCAAGACCGTCAAAGTCTTTGCCCGAACCAATACCGTAGAACATAACACCGATGTTCTGGGCAGCGCTAATCTTAGCTTCGTCCATGCGGGTAGCCAGTAAGCGAAGTACTTGCTTCTCGTTGTTGGCGTTAACGGCGCGCTCAATACCAGGAATAACGACGGATTGCTCGTAAGCAGCCACGTACCAGGTCATCAGGCGCGTGTTGTTGGTAGCAGCCGTTGGGAAGACGTCCATACCGGAGAATGAACCGCCGGTGGTGCTGTTAGCCACGGTAATTGGCTGGTTCTCAGTCACACCGCGCCAGGTAGCAGGTTTGCTCAAGACTTTCGCCATAAGCACGTTTGAGTTGTTGATTTGGTCCACCACACTAGGGAGGATTTCCTGGTAGGTAATATCTACCACTCGGTCTGTAAACTGGATTCCAGCCATTATAGTCCTTTTCTCTTAGTTAAATTAAAAAGGCCTAAAGAAGCGCTGGGCTTCAATAGGCCTTAATAAGAAAATAGTACTAACTAATCGATGTTATTGCAAATTATTCGCTACCCAGTAGCTTCTTAATGGCGGCTTGGGCATCCTTGTAGTAGCTGGATTGGATACCACGCTCCAAGTAACCGGATACTTCGTCGGCTTCATCCTTGGTAATGACCTTCTTGTGCTCAAGCAGGGCCAAGATAATGTTGAGGTTCACTAGTACTCACCCATTTCTATACGGTTTAGTAGGTCACGGGTGGTCGTACCAGGTTTAACGGTTGGCTTGACCACATTGCTACTGCTGAGGCCCCGGCCATTGCCGACCTTCTTAGCAATCTCTTTGCGCTCAGTGTCTTCTTCCTTCTGGGCGACTTGCTTCTGCTTACCGGCATTGACCTTTTGGAAGGTGTCAAAGGCTTCACGGAAGCCAATGTGCTTGTACGGACGGCCCTGTTGGTACTCTTTCATGTACTGTTCGTTGGTCTTGGTCATGATGTCCAACACTTCGGCCATTTGCACGGCCGCCGGGTCATCATCAAAGCCTTTTTGACCAGGTTGAATCTTGAACTTCGGGAAGTCACCGTCCTTCTGCAACTCGGCCACATCTTGGCGGATACCCTCGTTCTCACGCTTCTCAAAATCAGCGGCTTGGGTCTGTGACTGTTCATTGCGGAAGTTACCAAGTAACTGCTGGGCCTTATTTTCCAGGCGCTGGAAACCCTGCTGAGCTGCTAGTAAGTCAGCCTGGCTACCGAATGTGAAGTCGCGGGGGATCTGCGTCGGGTCAAAGACTTTTAGTTCTACCTCTTTGTCGCCACGCATACCACGGATGACCAATGGCTCACCGATGTTATCTACGACGTACTTCTGTTCAGCGGTGGACAGTTGGACACCGGCAGCATCAGTAGGTGGCGCTTGGGTTGGTGTCTCTGCTTCCTCTACTTCGACCGCTTCGTCGGCGGTAAAGCCGTCAGCATCGTCCTCTTTATCCGTCTCTTCTGTCTCTTCGTCAGGTTCATTAGTCTTCTCTTCTAGGCGGTTACCGTCTTTGTCGTACTTGGGGGCTTCCGGCTTCTTGTCTTCAGTTTTAGTTTCTTCTACTTGGTCGTCTGTCTTGCTTGTGTCATCCGCTACGGTAGTCACTTCTTCTTCGGCGTCGGTAATACCGGCTTTAGCGATGGCCTGCTCGACACGCATTTCTGTCTGATTCATAGGGCTCTCTCTTTCTTAGTTAATTATCCCATTGGTAGGGGGCTGGGGCTACCTTGCGGTGGTAGACCACCAGCAAAGATACTACTCGGGGTTGGCTGGTTCACGGGCATACCAGGGGGCGGTAGACTAGGGCCAGATGGTAGACCGCCGGGCATTGGCGGCATACCGGGTTGCGGCATCGGCATAGGGCCTGCACCAGGCATACCAGGCTGGCCCATAGGCTGCGGTGGTTGGTACGGTGGTAGCGGGACTTGTGGGCGTAACTGCTCTAAGTCTTGGCCCACTTCTTCTAGCTCGGTGCGCTCCTCTAGTGAGTCAACACAAGCATTCACGTAGTCCAGGAACGTCTTTTGGTACTTACGGGTCTTCTTATCAGGGTGCAAGAACGCATCATCTATCATCAGCTTGCGGAGGCTCAAGACGTACTCACGAGTTGGGTTCTCTTTCGGCTTAACCTTCACACCGTTCATAATGTCCTGGTAAACGATGTATGCCTCTGATTCATCAACGACCGTATCCACATCACGGGCCAGACTCATTGGGTCGGCGTTCTGCTTGGCCCAGTTGTCATATAGCTGCTGTGGGTTGTCCAGTTGCAGCTGCTTGTAGGCGTCTAGTAAGCTAATGGCTTTCTGCTCCAGCAGCTTCATGGTAATGGCTTCGACCCGTGTACGGTCGGGGCTGACTGGCTTACCGGACTTAATGCGGATACCCTTTTCAATTAGGCCGCGCTTCAGGGTGATGTAGTCAAAGTCACCATTACCGGAATCATGGACAAAAGAGTGCTCTTCGTCATACCAGACTATCATCATCTGCACTAAGTACTCGTAGTAGTCCCCAAGCATACGAGTGATAGACCGTACCATCTTGTCCTGTATACCGGCGGACTGGTTCTTCTTCACCATCACTTCGCCAAGTGTTGGGTCGCCGTCATCGGCCTGTGAACCGGTAAAGTCAGTCGGTGCACCGAGTAAGTTACCAATTTGCGTACGAGCGTCAAGCTTATCGTTAATGACATAAGCCGGTAGCTCGCGGCCCTCAATCTGTTTAATCAGGTTGTCAACGCTCTGGCCCGCTGTCTTAATGACAAGCTTCTGGTTAGGGTCACCCGTTAAGTTCTGCGCATCATCCTTAGTCAGGCCGCTATCTGTTGATATAACCAACATGCCATTGGCTTTGTCGGCGTCCTCCATGATCTGGCGACCACGGCGGTTCAATATCTTCTGCTGCTCTAGGGCCTGCTCAACCGGCGTGGTGTCATCAATGATGTGGTCACCGAGGTTAATTAAGTTACCAAAGATAAACGGCTTCTTGGCGTACTTACAGATGTTTAGCTCTGGGCTGCTGTACAGGTAGTTCGGGTTCTTGCATTTGTCCAGTACTAGGTTATCGAAGTACCAGACCACACCTTCTTCTGGCTCGTTGTCCTTGTAATGGGTGACCCAGACTTCGCGTACTGCTATCTCCTGGCTCATCTGCTTAGGTGTTTTACGCTGAATACCCAGCTTCTTCATAATCTCTTTGCGCTTGCTTGGGTACTCGCTCAAGAGGTCTTCTACTGACTTCTTCAGTACGTGGCAGACAAAGCTGGGGTTACCACCGAGTACCACGTTTTTATCAACAATCACATGCTCGGGATTGATTGACTCAGCAATAATCTCGCCTTTAGGGCCATAGTTCTTGTCATAGTAGAACTTCACAATACCAACGCGCTTCAGCCGGATATTGCGAACTACGAGCTCTACAATCCGCTCCAGGTCAACCACATCTTCACCGTGCGCTTTAATAGCTTTCTCAAGGTCGCTGGCAAACAGTTTGCTGCGGTCTTCGCGACTGGCCGGAACAACAATCGGCCCGGCAATTTGGGCGGTGACGTAACTAGTTATGCTCTCTTCACCGAGGAAGATTTGGTTTTCTTTATACTGCCGCTGGTGCTTGTACAATCCCTGCTCATCAATCTTACCGAGGAAGTAGCGCATGTTCTCGTTACGAGCGTTCTTAAGGTCAAAGCCTTTGGAGTCTTCCCAGTACGCCCTGGACTCTTCAATGCGGTAGTTCAGGTTCTTAACTATTTCAGCGTCATCAATGTCCAAGCTAAGGCTCGGTAACTTGTCAATGACCCCTGTTTGCTGAGAGATATTGTCTACGTTAGTGTTGTCATAAATCGGGGCGGTGCGGTCGTAACGTACTGACATTACTTGTTAGTCTCCGTGATGTGTTTAATAAGAGCTTCGTGGTGACGGCGGCCAAGGGTACGCAGCCGTAAGTACGCAACCGTCGTGGTAATACCAGAAGCTACCAGGTTGCCCCAGACGTTGTGATAGAACCAGTCAATGAATCGCATGTAGTGTTATTTAACAGATAAGATTGGCAAATAAATGCTTGCCTTACGTTCTAGTATACATGAGCATTACATGTAAAGTATATTGTAAAGCGCTTTGCAACTGTGGCACTGGTATTCCATGTAGATACTGCTCGGCGGCGCTTCCTTGAAGCCAATGCCATACGCGTTACTGACTAGCATCTTCTGGCTGTTGACCTTGAATAGCACCCGTTTGCAGTTAAAGCAGTGATACCAGGTCATCTCCTCTACCGGCTCACGACTGGCGTAAATGTACATCGTCACCATTTGCATTAGTAATCCTCCATTGATTGCCGTATGGCGCTGCTTATGTTGTGGCTCATCTCATTGGCGGCAAAGGGCTGCAATTGCTGGTCAGGGGCTATGACTGTTGCAATACCGGCCTCACTCTGGCTCGTGAGCTCAGGCACTACTAAGGCCATTGTCTGAAAGGCGTCTGTACCGTGGCTTGTCCAGTCATGCACCGGCGAGTCCTTGTAGACCATTAGCTTCTCGTTCCATTCCTTCTTGTAGCCTTTCAATGCTTCAATACCACGTTGGCACTTTGCCTCGTCGAACCAGCAGCGGCCCAAAATGGTTCGAATGGCCTCAATGCCATCTTCCTTCTGGCTGACTCGCTTGACCACTTCAAACTTGAGGCCAAGGTCTGCCGCTACCTCTTGCCGAGTACGGGCATCCTTACCCATGTTGCGCACTCGGATGTCATGTGGTGCATAGTGCTTGCCATACAGGTAGTCGCCCATATGCTCAAATCCTTCATGCTGACCGTTTAACACCTTGGCATAGTAGCTAATCTC